TACCATCGATAGATTTGAAATGGTATCCCATTGCATTCTCAAAGAAAGTAAACCCGTTCTGGAATCCACCACCCGTCTTTTTCTTTCTGATTGATCTCTGTGCAATCCAATAGATCGCATCCATTGGTCTCCAGTTTGGTGCGATAAATTTATGTTTGTTTAGACTCTCCTCAGCAAATAATTTTTTACCACTTCCAAGATACTTGGTGTTCCTAACTACATCTTTAACAATAGCAGATGATTCAGTTTCTTTAAATATTTTTTCTGAGTTACCAAAAATATTTGATACTTCGTTCTTAACGTACTCATCAGAACATGCTTGAATGATAAAAACATCCGTAGTTTGTCCAGTTCTTGATCTGTTACTAATATTGTATGTCCTTAGATAATATGTCCTAGTAGCAATAGTTCCTCTGACTTGAAACTTAATGAGTTCAGATCCACTGAAAATGTTAGAGATACCTGCAGAGTCTTCAAAGATAAACGTACCTTCGATAGTTCCCGACTCAATACTCTCATAGAGTTCCCAACCTCTCAGGAAACCTACTAAGTTTTCTCCTCCATCTTTTGCTTTGAGTTGTTGTCCGTCTCTTATAAGAAAAACAGATACACTGCAATCACCTGCAACCGACCTTGCTATGCTCATCTAAGAATACCTCGCATAAAATTCTTGTTGGAGTTCAACGCATATGCTGTAGTTTTCATCACACCATTGATGTTTACACTACCAATCCCAGGAAGACCACCACTCACTCTGGGTTTTCTTTCTCCACCTGATCCTGCACTTTTTAAACCTGAGTTTGCTTGTTGAATGGCACTAGCACTCTGTTGGTTAGACTCATTTACTCGTGCTTGTGCAGTCATCACAGCATTTGCTACGCCTGTTTTAAAATTCTCTCGTGCATTATCTCTTTCTTGAGTTGCATTGATTAATGCTTCTCTTTGTTTTTTAGCAGCAGAGAACTGACTAGGAATACCATCCATACCAGAGAAGGTTGTATCACTCTCTCTTGGATCACCCATCGACTGAATGTCAGATTGAGAAGGTTTGTTCTGACCAGGAGTTGTTAAACTGGAAGAAGTGAATGCAGTAGGATTTGTCATCTGCAGTCCACCTTTATTTCCTGCCTTAAACATATTAGGATAGATCAAAGATGGATTTAAAGGTCCACCTTTACCATTCTTGTATACCTCAAAGTGTAGGTGACTGTTATCACCATCGTCATAAAGTCTACCGATCTGATCACCTGCATTCACTTCTTGCCCAGGTTTGACACTAGGTTCCATGTGCAAGTATCGTTGGTCATGACCATCTTGACCTCGAACCATCATACCTGAATAGTATGTCTGACCTGCCTTATATCTTTCGCTTAAAACTGATCCTGCAATAGCAGCAACAACAGGAATCTTTGGATCTGATCCCCAAGGTGGTGCTTCAGTTAAGTCTACACCTGCGTGACTTCTTCCTCCTCTTCCTGCACCAAATACCTGTCTTGCTGTTGCTTGGAATCTACCTTTGGGAAGTGGGAATACTTTCTCTCCCATATCACCATCAGCAATTGAAACTCCTCTTGCTCCATTATTTGATTCTCTCTCCAACTTTCTTGGAGGATTTGGTGCTGCTTGTGCAGGACCTCCTAAGAATACATCACTAAGAAATCCAGTAAGACCAGAGAGAGCATTGCCAAACTTTCCCATTATTGAAGTGGGACCAGTTTTTTCTTGTTGATCGGGACTTGCCTGTTGATTTTGAATGAACCTTAGATAATGCCTTGGAATAGATGTTGGGGGAGGATCATTCTTTCCTCGTTGTTCTGAATAATGATAGAAGTTTCCTCTTCTAGAGAACTTGACGTCACCTTCACCCATGTGTTTGTACATCTCAGTTCCTTTAAAACTATCTCTACCTTCAAGTTCTCTTAGTGCTCTAATGATTGCTGTCTGTCCTGCCTGAGAAGAAAGTTTCATTTGTAAATTCTCGTCATGATGCATACTTCCATCATAGTATGCTGCATACTGAATGGGATTGCTCTGACTAAGAACGTTCATGATACTGTTAGGATATCTAGGGTCTGCAACTCTGTTTAAGATTGCTGCTGCAACTCCATACTCATCATCAGTTTTACGTTGTGCTTCACCACTCACACCATATGCTAGGTCTCTAAACTGTTTTGCAGTCAGATTTAGAGATTCAACTTCTCCACCCTGAGAATATCCCATTCTTGCTGCTTCTGCTTGTCTCATAGCAGTCAACCCAGGATTCTTACGGGTTGCAGGAGTATCATACGGGGTAACAAATGCACCACCACTTGACTTCTGTGACACATACTCTGTGCCATGACCAATAAATGATACGCTTTTACCACCATTAAGTGATACAGGATAACCAGACTGAGGTCCAGATATCCATCCGCCCTGTGCCATCTGTGGCAATGCTAAAGCAGCAGCGGTAACTAAACCACCTGCTGCTCTTCCTTTTCTTCTACCTGGAATACGCAATGGATTTCCTCTTTTCGTTACGAATTTAACTAATGCTTTGACTGCTGCTGTAATACCTTTAGCAACTTTGACAGGATTTAGTAACCATTTTAGACCCTTTAAACCGATGAAGATGGATCCAACGCCTAAAAGTGCTTGACCAAACCCAACAAGTCGATCCATCCAAGATGAATCGTCGCTAAGTAACTTATATAGTCCATCAATTGTATTGGTAACTCCAAAACTTGCCCAGTCCCATATGAACTTACCAAACTTTGCCAATACTTCTAGAGCACCTGCAACCTTCTGTTGATTTTCTTCTTTACTCAACCATGTCAAAACAGGAAGAACTACAAATGCTTTGAATAGGTTACCGAGTAGTCCTAATAGACCTGATAAGAATCCACCACCAGTTTTTACAAATCCTTTTGCAAGTGATCCTAGTATACCACCACCTTTCTTACTTTTCCCATACTTGGGATCCATCTTGGGTTTATTTTTATTCGCAGTTTCAAGACGATCTAATTCTATTTGCTTGAGGTCACCAACAATCTTGTTGATACCATTGAGAGTGGAACCTAAATTATTAACTGCTTTAGTAGTTGCATTCAGACCTCTTGCAGTCTCATACCCAGTAGGATCTTTCTTCTTTTCTCTTGCATCAGGTTCTTTAACGGTTACTAATTTGTAAACGTTAATCTTGATTCCTTTTTGTACTGCTGCTTTTGCCATTATAAGCGTCTAGAAGTTACTGAAGAGATTGATGCAGTGTCACCATCGCCACTATTTATTGGTACTAGCATAGGCATAGGTGCTAACTGTTGAATTACCATTGGTACCACGATTGCTTCTGCCATTTCTTTAGCAATTGATATTTCCTCTGATAGTTTAGAGGAAGCAATACGTTTTACTGCACTAATAGAACCTACTAAACCACCTGCTGCTTTACTATACTTCGCTAACTTCTCTGACATACTCATGTTTGCAAATGCTTCATACTCTTCCATAGGAACTTCACGATCATTAATATATCCTTTGCCAGTTTCTATATCAAAACGACCTGAAACTTTACCTTTTGGATCGGTCATTGAACCTTGACCTGCATAGTTACTCTGGTCCTTATACATTTCTGTTGCACCTTTCATATCACCTGTCACTCCCTTCATAATCGCGCCAAACCCAGGCAATACCTGAGAGAATGCTTGATCAATAAACTTCTTAATTCCACCTAGACCCATTTTGTTAACTACTTTTTCTTCAGTCTGTTGAAATTCAGGAATAAAGTCACGAAGGAACATATAAGCATCGCCTGCATAGGATGCTGCAATCGCAGCAAGACCTGGTGCTGCACCTACACCTGTTACTGTTGCTAATTCTCCCGTAAACTGGATTGCACCCGAACCGCCTTCAATCAAAGCACCAAGAGTATCACCCTGTGACAGACGTTGATAAGCAAATAAGAAGTTTGCAATACTACCAACCAAGGGTAAGAAACTCGTTGCTCTTGCTCCTATCTTAGAACCCCCCTTAGCAATGTCACCGATACCATTGATGCCTAACTTCTTCAAGACCCCAGGTGCCTTATCCATTCCAGGCATTGACATCAACGTCTTTTTAAAATTACCTATTATAGGGGTGACTGCAGCAGAAATACCATCAAAGAATGGTTTGAACTTGTTATAAAGTCTACCAAGAACCTGCTCTTGTGCAAACTTACCAAGTTTATTGAATCCCTTACCAACATTCTCCGTGAGTGAGTTGATCATGCCTTTGGCACCATCCAGTGCTGCTGCACTAGCACGCCTCGCTCTACCATATTGGTTACCAATCTGCTCACCCAGAACTTCTAGAGCATCTCCGATCTGTTTATCAAGACCTTTTATTCCTGAATAAAGTCTTTTCCCTTGTGATAGACCAAAATCTAACCCTTGCTTTCCGAGGTTTTTACCTCGTGTCATCATCCTACTAAAGAACCCAGGTTTTTTTGGTACTAGTTTTGCAGCATCCGCTGCTGCTCCTGCTGTTTGCGTAAATGCTTTTACTGCCTTATTTGCCTGTTTAATATCACCAGTCTCTCGCAGTGTTTTCGCAAAGAGTTCTGCTGCATCATCAGCACCATCAGCCATGAGCATTGCATATCTTTTTCCTGCTGCCTTACCGAACTGTTCTCCTAACTCTTTGACTGTTTTCTGCGTCCGCATTGCACGCTTAACATCCTTAGCAGTGTCTACAGTATCAGCAACATCTTCTGCAGTGTTGAAAAAATCCCTAACCATCCCAACACCTTCAAGCAATAATGTCATGCCAGTGATGGCACCGATTATCTTACCAAGTCCAATGAGTCTCTCTGAAATAGTAGATTCCTTCCCAACAACTTGCCCAACAGTGTCCATGACACTGCCAACAATCATCGACCCAAACTGATAGAGTTTCTTGAAGACAAACGATGTCTTTTCAAGAAAAACTTTTATCTCTTTACTTTTCTTTGGGTCTGATAGGTAGAGAAGAATGTTGGCGAAGATTGCCTTAGCAGCAATTTTCATCAACAGACCACCAATAGGACTTAAGAATCCCGCTAAGAATCCAAAGAAACCATTCTTTAAACCAAATGCTTTTTTTAAAAGACCACCTTTAGGTTTCTTTTTAATTTCCTTTTTAAACTCTCCATCGACCTTTCCCTTTTCAATACTCTTACCTTCTTGCAACTCCTCTGCTTGATTATCCCTTTCTCTTTGTAACTTTCTACGCTGCGCTTTCTCTATCTCAGTTTCAGTTCTTTTAAATGCAGTATTGATTTTTGCAATGTCACTTAATGTAGTCGCTAGACTTTGAGTACTAGCACCAACACGATTAACAGCAAGCAGTTGTTTTCTCGCAGCAATTCCTCCAGAGGATCTTACAGATCTTCCACCTGGATTTACAAACTTGTATGCTACGATTTTTGCCACTGCTATTGTTTCTCCTTCATTCTACGTTCCTCTGCTTTGAGGTGGTTGATAAGCATGTCGCAATAGATTTCCTTTTCCCATGGCAAAAGGTTGTCTATATGTTCGATGTTCCACTTGTGGTGGTGCATCAGTGCAAAGTTACCCTCATAGTATGATTGTAGATTAGTATGAAGTAGGGCTAACCGAAAAAACTTGCTAGTCCTTCCAGTACTACGTCACTTTCTACTTCAGTTTTGGGATTAACAACCTTCACTGTGTGAGTTAACTTAGGCATAGTGTCAAAGAAATCTTGAATCTTTGCAAACTGCCCACTATTCATATCATCAAAGAATGCAAGGATCTCTTCCTGAGGAACGTCTTTACATTCATAAACCTGATTAGGATCTTGAATAGTTTTCACACATGCTGCTGCCATCTGAAAAACTTCTTCCACACCAATGTTTTGATCGGTGAAGTTTAATTTCACAAACATATCCAGACTTGGATATCCCATTTCAACAGCGCACTCATCAGTCAGTTGAACAGTAGATTTATGTCCCCTAGTTTTCTTGACTTTGATCTGATCAAGAGGAATCTTGACCTTGACCTGAGTCTCTTCGTCGTCAGGGCAGTTGACTAATACTTCAACTTCTTCACCAACAGACTTAGTTCTAATCTGTAAGAATAAAAACTCGATGTCAAAGGTTGCTAAATCATCTACAGAATCTAGATCTGTACATGAAGAAATAATATCTTTGATTGCATCGATGATCTCTGACTGATTGCCAGTCTCAGTTGCGACTAATAATAACTTTTCTTCTTTAACAAGGAAAGGTCTATAGTTCACAGTCCTACCGTCAGACGGTAGTTTCAATTTGTACTTAGGTACATTTAGCTTAGGTAATGCCATAAGGTGTAGTTCACTTCATGTTTTTATTTAGTCAGGTTAGCGAGGACCTGTATATGAACCATCAAATGAAATGGGTTGACCAGTGTCACTTCTGTATGTAACACCTGATACTGTATATGTTTGTCCGCTGTATTGTGGTCTCGTATTAACTGTAGTATTGCCACTGGTTTCACCAGCAACAAAAGTATCACCAATCGAACCAGGAACAGTGATTTGATTTCTCAATCCAGGATCAGAGAATGCATCTGCAGAGTAGAATCTATATCTCTCGTAATAGAATCCCATGGTCAATGACATGATTTGATTCTGTTCATTGTTCAACTGAATAGATCCAATGTTATATGGGAATACATTTTGCATCTCCCAACAACCAGTAAGAACGTTTCGTGCTGTTTGTGTCTCCCACTTATAAACTCTTACCCTAGGAGAACAATACTCTTGATAGAAATCTACCATCTGATTGGAATCTCTAGAGATTCTATTAACCCATGTTTCAAATATAGATCTTGTGTATTGAGATGCAGGAACTAGAAACTCCATCTGCATCTGACTAAATGCTTGGTTGGTTGCGTATCTTACTGACGCACCTGGAGGTTGAAACTGACCAGTAGTAATCTGTCTGCTAGGTAAACTTACACTTTTTGCATAGTAATCTAGTAAGTTTGCAGGAAGTTTTGTTTCGAGTTGTAAATTATCTGACTGAGATTTACCACCGACACTCTTTGATAAAAGAATAGGAGGTGATGCGAAGTTGACTGAATACTTATTAAGAGTAGACGGACGCATCGTCTCGTCTTTAAGCATCGTCTCCATGAACGCACCAACACCACCACCAACACTGGCGACGGGTCTTGCATTTTCTTTGTTGGGGATTGCCATTAGACTTTAAGTTCTTTTTCGGTGATTAACATAAACTCCCAAGAGTTATCTTTACAAAATTCAGTTGCTGCTTTCCATTTTGCTCTGTTAACAGCATAGGTAACAACTTCATTTATATATCGTTTGGTATGTCGTTTTTGTGTTTTGGGTTCAAGTGTCTGTCTGAATGGTTTAACTTCAACTAGATACTTCTTACCCTTAACCTTTACATAAAAATCAGGAAAGTACCTGTGTTTTCTACCATCGACAGGGGAAACATAGGGGATAATAATCTCTTCACTACCCCATTCAGTTACAGATGATGTGACGTCACACCATTTCATGAATTTGTACTCCCACGATGACCTATAAATAATATTGTTAGGGTCACCCTTGTACTTTCGAGGGAAACTAGGACGATATTTTCCTTGATACCTCATAAATATAATATATGTACTCTTTTATTTAGGTCGAATGGCGAACACAAGCACATTAAGATATCCAATTTCCCCTGTCGTTGATAGAGCAAACGATGAACCGTTCCCTACTGAAGCAGTAGATTATATTCACATTCAAAGATCAAGAATTAAGTATAATGATACTGGTGGCGGTTATAAAGGCATGAATATGCCAGGGAGTGAATCAAATTTAAAGAGAGATCCTACTTCAGTGTATCTTGCGATGCCTAAAAACATCTCAACTGCATACCAAGCATCATATGCTAAAGTTAATATGGGTGTTGCAGGTGCCATGGCAAGTACTATGATCAACCCAGGTGGAATAACTTTTGATGGCGCAGCAAAATCAATCTCAGATGCTGCAACGACTGCAACACCAGAACTAGCAGCATCAACAATCGCAGGTTCAGTAAGTAGTTTAAACCAACTTATTGGTGGTGAAGGAAATGTTTCTGCAAGTGATCTTCTTGCTGTTGGTCAAGGTAGAGTATTCAACCCCTTTGCTGAACAAATTTTTAAAGAAATGCAGTTTAGAACTCATTCGTTCTCCTTTAAATTATTCTCTCGTTCACTGAATGAAGCAAAAGAAATACACAATATTATTACTTACCTTAAAACAGGTGCTGCACCTAGACTTAAAGGTATAGACGAGAAGGAAATGTTTGGATTCTTAAAGGGTGGTAAGACATTTACATCAACTGCAACCACTGGTGCTCTTGCTGCTAATAGATTTTTTGAGATTCCTGATAAGTATGAACTTAGATTTGTCAGATACGATCCAGAAGCAGATACTATCTCAGAAGCAGGTGGATTACACTTTAAAATAAAACCATCAGTTTGCACTAGTATTAACGTCAATTATACTCCTGATGGGCAGTATTCTTCTTTCCAAACCGTTGATCAAGGTGCAGTATCAGTTCCTGCCATTCAACTTGATATGCAGTTTACCGAAACTTCTGTTATCAATCAAGGTTCTATCGCACAAGGTTTCTAATGTCTTATTTTTCTTATTTTCCAAATGTATATGTAGGAGAAGGCATCTCCGATAGTGAGAACTATAAGTATCGTTTGGTCAAAAATATCTTTAGAAGAGTAAAGGTAAGAGAGGATCTTGACCAGTATGTTACTCAGTTTGAGGCATATGAACTCAGAGTTAATGACACACCTGAGAGTCTTGCAAGAAATTTTCTAGGTGATGGACATTTGGATTGGGTCATCCTAATGGTAAATAATATCACAGACTTCTACGACCACTGGCCAAAGACTGATTATGATTTGCAGAAATACATCAGTTCAGTGTATTCAGATTCTAATGGCATTCACCACTACGAAACGAATGAAGTATTAGATGGTGATATTGTAGTAACAAAGAAAGGTATTGAAGTATTAGAAAATTATAGAACTACCATGTTAGATGGAACTTCACTTACTGCAGAACAATCTAGATACCCTGTGACTAACTATGAACATGAAGTTTTTCTTAATGAGTTAAAGAGACAAATTATAATCCCAACCTCAGGTCTTGCAGACATGATGGTTGAAGAGATTACAGAACAAGTATCATACGATCCTCATCCAGAACTAGATGATGTAAACAATAAGAAAACCCCACTGTCTATTGCAGCGAGGTTCATTGATATTGCAGGTTTTGTTACTGCTAGTGTGTCTAGACAGTCGGCAGCAACGAGTGCAACTACATTTGATTACGGTCCTTCTTCTACTGCGAGCACAGCAGGCAGTGTTGGAGTTGCTACATCTACCACCGCTACAACTGCAACGACTACAGATACTACAACAACTGATACAACTAGCACTAGTTCGAGTTCTTCAAGCAGCAGTTCTAGTTCCTCTAGTTCCTCTGGTTCGTCTGGTTCCTCTGGCGGTTACTAATCATCCATATAGATGTTGATTGTGATCTTTACGAGGTGGACTATACTTCACCTTTCGTTTTACTTTTACAACCTTATATATTGCTAGAAGTT